AAGTGGTGGGTAATACTGGACCACCACTTTGTATGGCGCGCTTCGCGCGCCGATTAAAAATAACCCCTACCCTACCTTAGCCGTGGTCCACGGTTTTGCACATAGGGGTATCATAGCAGTCCCGCCTTCGGCGGGACCCACCCTAGTGCGTGATACCCCGTGTGCAGATGCTGGGGTATCTGGCGTATTTGGGGTATTTGGGCGCGGATTTGGAGTATTTGGTAACGCATGAGCGTAGCAGCAACACTCGCGAAGCCGAAACGGCAGACCCCTCGCTCGAAAAGTTCACTTCTTCATCTTCCGCGGAGCCCTCCGATGGATGTCGGAGCTCAACGCGCCTGGTGCTTCACCCTGTTTGGGGACAACGAGCCTGCCCCTACAGACGGAGTCCGCTACGCCTGCTGGCAGCGCGAGATCTGCCCCGACACCGGCAATCAACACTTCCAAGGCTACGCCGAGTTCGCCCGGCCGACGCGGCGCGCGCGAGCCATCGCCGAGCTCCGGATCGCGGGCGCGCACCTGGAGCCCCGCATGGGGACACGGGACGAGGCTCGCAACTACACGCGCAAGCCCGAGACCGCCGTTCCGGGAACCTGGCGGGAACACGGCGCCTGGCACGCCGGAGGCCAAGGACGACGCAGCGACGTGGCGGACGCCGCCGCCGCTGTACAGAACGGACACGGACTCAAGAGGCTGGCTGAGGAACTCCCGGTGGCCTTCGTCAAGTACTCACGGGGGCTTCAAGCTCTGCGGTACACGCTGGCATCAGAGGCCGCCAGTGTCTGGCGCGACCTACGCGTACTCACCCTGGTGGGCGCGAGCGGGACCGGCAAGACCCGCTGGGCCACTGAGACCTTCCCGGCTGCGTTTCTTGTCACCCCCAGCGAGCCGGAGTGGTGGGACGGGTACGACGGGGAGGAGACGCTCATCATCGACGAGCTCCGGGACGAGTCGCGGTGGGGACTCGGACGATTCCTCCGGATCCTCGACGGGTACCAGCTGCGACTCCCGACCAAGGGGGGCTTCACCTGGGCGCTCTGGAAGCGAGTCATCATCACGACCAACCAAGCGCCGGAGGACTGGTACGGGGGCGCCTCGTGCGCCGAGGGGTCCCCCCTTCACCGGCGGCTCTTCGGCGCCGGCCGCACCGTAGTGCGGGAGTTTGCGGGGCCGCAGTCCATTCCGGGGGAGTGGGCACCTATCGCGGTGGAGTGAGGGGGTAGGGACAGGGGCCGCGGGTTTGGCGCCTTTACCGCGGGCCGGAATACATGTGGCGTGCTACTCTTCCACGGGCTGAGGGCGGAAGCCACGGAACCAGAAGTGATAGCGCACGTGAACGTCGAACACAACGTTGAACGACTCGGCATTGTCAATATCACGGGGGATAACCCACTCGAAATAGCCCTTGATGCCGCGGAGTTGCCCGGTCACATCCTGGGAATTGAACCACTGCGGCTTGCGCCGCACGGCGATGAGGGACGACTCCGACTCCGTCGCAGCTGGGTTCCGCAGCTTGATTCGGACGGCACCCTTGCCAACGATCTTGCGCCGACGCGTGTCAGGCTTGCGGTCGATGTACTGCTTGTACGCAAGGATGTCAGCGTTCGACGTAGAGTCCGCCAACGTTGAGTCGTCGTAGTCGTATGTCCAAGCAACAATAGGAGACACGTAGCCAGCATTGACAGTCGCGGTTGTATCGGTGGTCAGCGCGGCTGTCCCCGGTACCGTGACGTATAGCGTGGCCGACCGTACGGAGTACTCGTCGAAAAGCTGCGTGTATGACGAGAGGGACGGAAAATCGTTCGGGTCGACAAAGAACGCCCACGGCGTGACACAACGACTGCCTGCCCCCGTGGCAGAACCGGTAGCGTTGACGACCGAGAGCGACGACGCAGTAGGGAATGTCCCCGCGACGATCGAGGCCGAGAGGTTCGCCGTGAGAACATGCGACTGGACGTCGAAGCCCGAGAGGAACGTGCCGGCAGACTCGACAACGAACGGGGTCGTGACAAGAGTCTTAAGAACACGCGTGCCAGAGTACCGGCGGCGGCGGCCATGGCGGCGGCGACGACCGAAGCGACGCTTGCGATAACGACGACGGAAAGGCATGTTGTGAATCGCGCAGGAATTTTCCGCGCATTACTATTATTGGTGTAACGAAGTGATACAAAGTGGTGGGTAATACTGGACCACCACTTTGTATGGCGCGCTTCGCGCGCCGATTAAAAATAACCCCTACCCTACCTTAGCCGTGGTCCACGGTTTTGCACATAGGGGTATCATAGCAGTC